ATGGGATTCAGGTCCTAATATTAACATTATTCCTGGATCACTAATGGGATAAACCCCTAATTGATAAGGGATGTTTTCTCTTCTTAAGTCATAATTAGAGAAATCATTATATCCACCAATATGAGTATGATAGATACTTTCACAAAAAGTTCTGTTTAATCTGTGTGCTATCATGTATAATTCCAGAGAACCACCATTCTCAACAATTTGTCTAGATGTATTATATGATTCTTTCACCATTCTGAAAAATGAATCTGTATTGATTGGCATAACTGAGGCTAGTGCAAACTTAAATAATGTTGGAAAGAAGGTTAAATTTGATCCAAACATTGAATTGAATTCACTTATCAAAAATGAGATAGAACTTTTTGATTTGGATGTCCAAATGTTGAATAACCTCTCTGTTACCTCTTGAGCTCGGATGAATAATTCAATTCTTATATTGATTCTTTTGATTGAGTCCATGGGAAGAGCATGAGCTGTGTATGAATCATCTGAGGAAACAATATCTTTCCATACTCCGGGATCAACTCCTTGAATAGTACAAAGTCTTTTGTAAACTGCATCTCTAAAGCTTAGAGCACACAGATGTAAATATGATGAAGTGTAATGTAATATACCTTGACCCATGTTGGATTCATTATCAAAATATAATTCTTGAGTTTTGATGAAATTCTCCTTTAATTTTTGCAAGTTAGGTTCTGAATGTTTGATTTTATTTTCTGGATCCTTTAACCAAACATGAATTAGTTTTTCAGGTATCAAACACTTTTTATTTGTATGAACCATTAGTGTCAAGAGTAAGAACTTATACAGTGACTCGTAATGATGTGCAAAAGGTTTGAACATATAGATGAATTGAATTGGCATGAAGGATGGTCCCCATCTGGTTTTATCTAAATTATAATTTAATACAATCCTCTTAGTTTTATCTGTTCTCCTGACTTCTCTAACAATATCTCTCATGGTTGATAATTTAATGTCACCATGTGTTAGCATTTCCCTTTCATCATCCTTGCAAATCAATCTGGAAAAAGATTCTAATATGTTAATGGTGATTCTTTTTTCTATTGGTAAAATTAAGATTTCTCTGGCCCCACCTATTTGATTCTTCTTAAATACTTGAAAAAACATCTCATTAGTTATATCTCTTTTTATAACATCAAAAGACCTAACACAGTTCTTGTTCATCAGATCAATGACTCCCTCAATGCATCGTCTTCTCCTATTCTGTCTAGGGAAAACATGGCTAATCGGATCTTCATCATCCTCACCACCCTC